AGCCGGTGAGCCAGAGGTACCGGTCCGGGCGGCACAGCGCCTGCAGGTCGGTGGAGGCGTGCAACTCCAGCTGCGCACCCTGCACCCTGCTGTACACGTTGTAGCGCTCCGGCCAGACCAGCGACACCCAACTTTCCAGCCGGGCCAGCAGGTTCAGCTGGCCGTCATAGACGCAGATGCTCTTGTGCCCGCCTGCGGTCAGGGCGCTTGTCTGTTCAGCCATTTTTCGCCTCCGTTTCCAGCACCACGGTGGAGAACGCCGTGCTGCAGGTCAGGGTCAGGAACAGCCATTCCGTGCCGGAATCCGCTGTGCGCTGCCATGCCTGCGTCCCGTGGCGCAAAGTCCACAGGGTGCTGCTCCCGTCCAGCGTGGACATGATGTTGTAGCCGGTGCCGTCGATGATCTGTTCCAGTTTCAGCTGGCCGCTCTCGCGGTACAGCCGGAGCTTGTCGCCGTCCTGTAGGGTGGTGACAAAGCGCAGGAACTCGCCGGTCTCCGGATCCTTGACGCCGGGGTTGACCACCGGGCCGCGGGCTTCCAGCGTCAGGGCCCAGTCCTGGGTGGCCAGCCCGGTGTTGGCGATGCGCAAATAGTTGGCCTGCTCCCGCACGCCGTAGCTGTGCACATCGTAGCACACCGGCAGGCGGAAGGTGGGCGTCACGCTCAGGGTCGAGACGGTGAGCTCCTTCACGCTGTGCCAGTAAGGGTCCGGGCAGTAGAGCTGAAACGAGAAGGTGGGCCACAGGCCGGACACGCTGATGTCCGGGCAGCGCTGCACCTCGGCGTCGCACCAGTATTTTCCGGCAAGGGTGAGCCGACCGGTGACGCCGGGGGCAAAGGTGTCCCGCAATTGTCGCTTGCAGTAGTCCTGATTGCGCAGGATGCGCCCGGTGACCGTGCGGGTGACGCCGGAAATGCTCCGGCTCTCCACGGCGGAGCCCACCTGCTGGAGACCCTGGCTGGTCTCCAGCTCCACGGGCAGATCGCCCAGCGGGGTGATGCTCCACAGCACCCCGGCGGCGTAGCCGAAGGAAAAGGTCAGGCCGTTGCTGGCCTTGAAGATCGCGTCAAACACCCTGCAGCACCGCCCTTTCCTGTTCGTACTGTGCCTCGCGCATCAGGTCGGCAGCCGTCTGCGCTTTGCTGTAAATGTACTGGTTGACCTCGATGTTGGGCCGCTGGGTGCGCTGCGGCAGCGGAGCGCGCTTCTCGTAATCCCACAGGGAGCCGGATGCCGTGGAGGTCGTGCTGCTGCCGGAAGTGCCGCCGGAGATGCCGGGGGTGGTCTTGCGCTTGAACGCGCCGCCGACGCCGGCCACGATGGCCGCAATGGCGGCGGTCAGGGCCACGCCTGCCGCGATCATGAGCAGGGCCTGCGGGGCACCGAATCCGGTGGGAAACAGTGCCGCCGCGACGGCTTCCAGCATGCCCACAAAGGCGCTGCCGATGGAACCGATCAGGGTGCCCATGGAGGCCAGAATCTCCGGGAAGCTGGAGATCAGCCCGCCTTTCAGGCCGGTGCTGATGGCAGCGGCAGCCGCGCTGAGCGGGCCTTTGAGACCCTGAAAGATGCCGGTGAGGGTGGAGCCAAGGCCCTGCGCCTGCGTGATCACGTCCGCAAAACCGCTGGTCAGGCCCTTGGCAAGGTCGCCGCCCATATCCCACAGGCCGTTGGAGACGGCACTGACGCCCTTGCCCAGCAAGCCGTTGACCTGCTGGATCAGGTTCTTGCCGAAGTCGTCAATGAGCTGCTTTGCCTGCGGGGCAAGGCCGTTGTACAGGGTGGACAGCACCCATTCGCCGACAGACTGCCAGTCCTGCTTCTTCACAGCAGTCACCAGCGTGCTGAAGGTACCCACCACGCCCTTGTCGGCCTCGTCCTGCCAGCCCTTGACGAGGCCGTCAAAGCTGTTGGCAGAGGCTTTCTTGATCTCCTCGGTGATCTGCGGGACACCATCGGCGGCAATGGTCTTGACCCGCTCCACCGTGACAAGCGCCCCGTCCACGATGTCGTTGTAGGTCTCGGTGATGACCTGTTTCTGGGTCGTGGTTTTGTCGGTCAGGGTCTCGGTAATGGTCTTGGTGCTGGTGGCAATGCCGTTGACCACGGAATCCGTTGTAGACGTAACGGTCTTGGCTACAGTGGCGGCAATTTCCTCGTAGACCTTCTGGGTCTGGGCGGTGGTCTTGCCGTTTTCGGTCACATACTTGGTGACGGTCTTGTAGTTCTTGGCCACACCGTTGACCATTTCCTTACCGGATTCGGTCACGGTCTTGGTCAGGCGGTTGTACTCTTCAGAGCCTTTTTTCAGGTGCTCGGTCAGCTCCACTGTTTGGGTCGTGACCTTGCCCAGAGCATTCTGAGAAACGCTGGTGCCGACGTCTTGCAGGGACCACAGCAGGGTCTCGGTGGCGGACTTTGCGGAGGTGGCTTTCTTCTTGCTCGTGGTGCCGCCGGTAGAAGGCGCAATGCTGCTGATGACCGCGTTGCTGGCCGTGTTCGGGAGCTTATCCGACCACATACCGCCGTTGGAGGTGCGCCGTGCATGGCCGCCGTCCTTCTGCCGCTGCTGGGTCTTGTTGTCCGCGTAGTTCTGTCGGGTCTGATGATAGGCAGCGTTGTAGGCGTCCACAGGGCTTTCCAGGCGGCCAAGTGCGGCGATCGCATTTCCGACGCCGTTGGCTACGGCCATGATCACATTCAGCTTGTCGAGGATATAGTCTGCCACCGAGGAAAACCAGTCCTTGATGGAACTCCACGCGCTGTTCCAGCCCTCCCGGAAGTCCTCGTTTGCGGCATAGGCCGTTGCCAGACCGCCCGCAAGGGCAGCCAGAGCCGTCACCACGATGGCGACGGGATTGGCTGCCATGACCGCGTTCAGAGCCGCCTGCGCAATAGTCATGCCCTCAGTGGCATTGCGCACTGCGCTGATGACGCCGGAGATGGCCATGGCCGTGCGGTAGGCGATAAATCCGCTGGTGCCTGCAGCGATGACCGCCGTGACAACGGTCACGGTAGTGTTGAGCTGCTGCAGCTTTTCATCATCGCTCAGGATGGAAGTGACCCACTCGTTGGCCTTTTCCACCACGGTGCCGTAAGCGCTGGAAAGCCCGGTGGAAAGCTCACCGGCCAGCTGCTTGGCATTGTCCTGCAGGGTGGTGATGCGGCCGGAGAGGGTCTCGCTCTGGGTCTCCATGCTGCCGTAGTAGCGCCCGCCCTCTTCGGCTGCAGCCTGCAGCGCCTGCGTCAGCACGTCATAGGTGACGGTCATGTTCTGGACTTCCTGCACCGACTTGCCGGTGTAGTCGGCCAGCACCTGATAGATGTTGATGCCCGCAAACGCAAACTGCTTGATGTCCACCGCGCTGGCCTTGCCGACATTGGCCACCTGCTGCAGGTTCTGCGCCATGCGGCTCAGTTCGGCGTCGCCGCCGCCGGTGGCCTTGATGGCATCGCCCAGGGCGAGGATGGTTTTCTGACTGTACTCGGCGTTCTCACCTGCACTCAGCAGGTACTGGTTGGCTTCCACCAGCGCGTCCGTGCTGAACGGGGTGCGGGCGGCGTCCTGCTTGATGCTGTCCAGCATGGCGCTGGCCTTTTCCGCATCGCCCAGCATGTTGGTCAGGGCGGTGCGGTAGGTCTCGATCTGGGCGTTGTACTGCACGCCGGACCGGATGAAGCTGCTGGCAAGGTCCTTGACCTTTGCGGCGGCGGTCTGGATGGCAGAGGTCAGCATGACGGCCTTTGCGATCGCGCCGGACAGGGATTCCTGTACCTGCTGGACCCCACTGGCGTTTTTCTTCAGGACGCCGGACGCATCCAGCGCACCGGAAACGGTCTTGTCCACCCCGGAGGCGGCAAGGGCTTTCTTCATGGATCCAGCGAGGTTCTCGCCGACCGTCTGGCCCGCGCTGTCGCCTGCACTGGCGGCTTCGCCGTTCAGGACGCTGGAAATGCTGCCGGTGATGCCCTGCGCCGAGGGCACGATCTGGACATACGCCTTGCCCAGTTCGATTCCGTCCGCCATGGTGTTAACCTCCTTTCAGCGCCGCAAGGGCGGCGTCAAATTCTTCTGCGCTGGCGTAGCACTGCACGTTGCTGGTGTCCGCCTCGCCGCACAGGTCGGCCAGCACGGAGGGCGGCTTGGACGTGTCGTTATGCAGCCACCAGAGCACCTGGGTCAGGCGGTCGGCGGCATAGGCCAGCAGTTCCGTCTCAAAGTCCACCGTGCGGCCTGCCGCCTTGCGCAGGCTGCGGCTTGTTTCCGGCAGGCCTGCGGCCAGGGTGGCGGCCAGACGCAGCGGCAGGGCGCGCCAGTCCAGTACATGGTAATACTGGGCAAAATCGCAGATCAGGGCGTCCTCGTCCGATGCGATCAGTTCGGCGAGGATGCAGAGTTTTTTCCGGCAGGGCAGCTGGTAATCAGCTCGTTCACGGCATTGCTCAGGTCATCGACAGGAACAATGCCGTTCTCGTCGCGCAGATGGTCGTACAGGCGCTTCTTGTTCTCTGCGGTCAGCAGACAGTTGCACGAGTAGAACAAACCGGAAAGCTGGTCCTTGTTTGCGAGTTCCTCCAGCTGCTCAGAATCCTTCACAAAAGTGGGGTTGACTTCGATTTCAAACCCGTCCTTCATCTTCACAGTGATCATGTGTTTTCCTCCTTATGCGCCCTTGGCGGTGATGTACTCGTAGTGGGTGTTGCCGGAAGTGTCCGGCACGGCGGTCAGGGTGGTGTTGTAGCCCACGGCACCGTTGGAATAGGTGATGTCGCCCACCGAGGTGACGGCGGCGTCCGGGATGACGATGCGCTTGTTCACATCGTCCTTCATGATCATCTCCACCACCCAGCAGCAGTCCTTCTGTTCTTTGGAGTTGGCCTTGACCGTGATGCCGGTGGTCAGGTCGCCGGTGACGTTGTCGTCACCGTACACGGCCTTCAGCACGTCAGGGTTCAGGGATTCCAGCAGGGTGAAAGCGAAGGTGTCCGGCTTCTCGGTCTGCTGGGTCAGCACGGTGTCGCCGCCCCAGGCAGTGGTGTTTTCGCTGGAGGGCGAGTTGGAGTTGGTCAGACCGTCGCTGGAGATATAGCCCAGGCTCTTGAATGCCTTGTCCAGCGCGGTCTTGGCGTCGGTGGGCAGGGTGGTGCCCAGCGGGGCACGCCAGACGGCACCGCCCACCTTGGGCTTTGCAGCGGTCACGTTCTTTGCATCTGCCATAAAAAAGGCTCCTTTCAATCAGTAATGCACCACGCCGAAAACGGCCTGATAGCGGGGCCGCTTGCGGGTGGTGTCGGGGAAATTGTAGTCGGAATAAAGGTCGCAGCGCACAAGCTGCGGCAGGTTGTCGGCGTCCTGCATGGCGGCCTTGACAAGCTCGTTGAGCTTGGCCGCATCCAGGGTGCCGTCGTGGCTGGTGGCGGCGGGCCCGTAGGACTGCACC